TGGTAAAATCTGCTCCACTATTTGTAGAGCATCATCTTGGTTCTTGGCATATACACTTAACTGAAAAGTAAGATTATATGGTACAAAACTATAAAATTTATTTCTTAAATCCGCTGCCGAACCAGTTTGAGTAAAAGTATTTGTTTTTTGCAATTGTCTACCTTGATCATATGCTATTGAAATAATTTCAAAGGACATGCGTGGTAATTTTACTGCAATTTTAGTATTGTTTACTAGATCGGGATTTTCTCTAATTCTATCTAAGAATGCTCTCTTAGGGGCATATGACAAAGGGACCTTTACCTGGCTTATAACCTCACCAGAGCTGTTCTTACGCAATACATATATGTTGTTAAACAACGTTCCGAAAGCAGCCACAGCTTTTCTAAACTTTTGATGATAAAAGTAAGTAAACATAATTAACCTTTATATATTGACTGCAGATGAGTTTCGAATTGTTCTACTTTTTCTAATCTATTGGGCCAAAGAATATATTCTTTTTCAGGGTTCTTTTTTAAATTGTTTAAAAGAGGAACAATAGCATTATATAAAGTATCAAGTTTTTCTTGGGTAGAAGATGCAGTAGCCTCGACCTCTTTAGCAGTAGCACCTAATGCTTGTACGGCTTCAAGTTCGGATTCATCTACAGCTGTAAAACCAAAATCAAATAAATCAGTCATTAGGATCTCCAAACGGGTTTGATTCACTAAAGTCTAAGAAACCATCTGAGATGGATTCAAAATCATCATTTTGTTCGTCTTGTGATATTTGATTTACTTCACTTATGCTACCTACCCTTATAGAACCATTTTTCCCTGTGATTAATTGACCAGATACAAATGTATGGAATTTACCATCATCTGCACCAACATGTGTTAAATTAAGTGTTCTGGTTAAATCTAACCATTCACTTACTTCACCTGACATAGTGACACCATCTCCAATATCCATAGATACATTCTCACCAACTGTAAAGAAGTTTGATCCCGTACCTGCTGAATCTAAAAGCAATGAATATGTATATGCATAGTCTTTTTCTAAATCATCAATGTTAGTGACACCAGTATCCATATCCTCATCATTATATTCAAACAACTCACAACGTAGTTTAAATGTAGGAAGATTTGATAACTGATAAAACGGTTGTTCGTGTTCAACATGCATAATTTCAAATAAGGAATTAGACAAAGGTAGATATATTAAATCACCTTCCCTTGGCCTTGGTTCTGTAATGTTATTATCATATCTTTTGACGGTTTGTTTCCATCTTTTTCTTGCAACTACAAAGCTGGCTTGGTCTCTTATCTGCACACCAAACTTAGTAAAAAGATCTCCTTCACCATCAAACCCTTCAATGTTTTCAATATACATTTCTAGTTTATATGCTGATCCAAATCTAGAAGGCACATCATCCCCAAATACACGATCTTCATTTACTATCTCTCGTGGCAAATAGTAAACATCTTGACCATACATTTGTAATGATTCAATTACTATATCTTCATATAATAATTGTTCGGACTGAACTTTTTGGCTAAAGTAAAAATTGGTTGCCATATTAACCTACATAAAAGTCTGGTGGTAATTCGAAATCTGTTCTGATTCTTTCTCTTAGCACATTAATTTCATTTGTGGCTTCTTCAAAAATCCTAGCACCATTTAACATTACACCACCTGGTAATTGCATTCCTTCAAATTTAGAAAGGTTTGCTCCCCATTGCTGTTTAATTAAAGCGGTTGCATATTCTTTTAACCACAAGTCATCCCAAAGCGCGGTGTGAGCAGTTTCATCAATATATGTGTAGGCTTCATAAACTAAATAGTCACCTTCTTTAATATCGCCGTCAACAAAGTCGCCATGGATATAAAGTCTGCCCATACGTCTTACAAAATCAACTTGTGGAGTACCTGCCAACTTCATATCCAGTAAAGATAAGTATTGTTGAATTTGTTCATAATAAGCTAGATCACCAATAAATGTATACATATCGGTAATATCATTTAACATCATTTGATATTTGATATCAAACATATTTCTTGTAATTAGATTTTCATTTGTTTTAAAAAGTTTAGTTACATGAAGTACATTCATACCAATCTGAATATATCCATTATCAACATCTGTTGAAGTCACCTGATGTGATATATAACCTCTATATGTAGCATCCGAATGATACTCTCTCCAGTATTCAACAGCCTCATCAACTCTATCAGAAACCTGATCATCATCTACATTTATTTCAATGACAGGATCGCCCAGTTTTCTTTTACACCATTCAATTAATTGATCTTTAGATGCTACAGACATGTCTTCCTCGTAATAGATTATGAATGTATTTATATGTTTTTTTATTCGGATGTTTCTTGAGGTAAATAATTAGTTTCACCGTGATGGTTGCATATTATTCCAAAATCGGCTAAGATTTTAAATCCTAATTTTCTAGCCTTTTGACAAAAAAAGGTATCTTCTGATACTGCGTAATTATGATTAATAGCTGAACTGTATAAAAAGTGTGGATAGTCTATAGATTTTAATACACTACTTTTAATTAAACAACACCCCATACCAACCCCGTCAACTTCCATAATTTTGCCTTTTAGATCGTCTGTCCATTTTAGGTTATATTGTCTGCCATCAGGATAACTATTATATACTTCTAAAATATCTCTTGGTTCTTTGCGTTGTACATATACACCTGAAGCAATTGTAACATTATGGCTTAGTAATCTAATTAATGTTGTATCATCAAAACTTATATCAGAATCTACAAAAAAAAGATAGTCATAATTTTTACCCCATTCTACCGCTAGATTTCTAACCTGATCTACCATGTATCCAAAGAAGTATTCAAAGTGAACTTCAACATTTACAGGCACCTTTAAATTATAAATTGATTTAAAGGTTTCTGGATGAATGTACTTATTTGTGGGTATTGCTATTAATACTGATGTTGTTTTCTTTTGTTCGATTTTATCAATTTTTTTTAATTCATCATCGACATAACTTATTTCTGCGTTTTCATTTTGTTCCATTGCATTTACCTTATAATCGTTTAATGGATTTAGATCATTATAGAAACATGTAATTTCTTTTACTGCTTTTATTTTATCAGGATCACATCTTTCTATTAATTCATAAAAAAGTGGATTGTCCATTCCACTCATCATAAACTTACCATCCTTCATAAATTTTTTATGGTCAATATCTTTACATATTCTACCAATATGAGTTCTTAAATGTGTATATGGGATTTTCCAATTAAATAGATGTTCTCTATATTTTTTATTCTTTTTAATATTTTCTGGATAGTCTTGTGCTATTAGAGGTATACTATCCGCCAAACTCCAACAACTTCCATATGTGAACTCAATACCTTCATTATATAATTGATTGTAATAATGAAAAATAGAATTATTACTTACTAAAAAATCATCGCCATCTAATAATATTACAATGTCATCTTCTTCTACCCATCTATTAAATGCGTTGATTTGATTACGAATACATCCATGTCTTTCATTATTATTAATTATTATTCTTTTTAGGTTATGAGGCAATTCTGGAATTTCTTGAGTCGAATCATCATTAATAAGTAAATGAAGGTAATTATCATAATCTTGTTGATCAATAGATTCACAGTGTGTAAGTAAATAATCACTTGCGTTCCAAAATGGTGATATAATTACAATTCTTCTTTGATAACCATGGCTCTTATAGACCTGGCGTTCAACCTCGTTGTCAAATCTTCTACCATATATTCTCTTGACTTTATCATTGATTTGTTGTACCTTATGATAGTCATCTACTGGTAGATACTTTTCTAATTTAAAATAAAACTGTTGTTTCCACTGAAGAGCTATTGTATCCCATCCATAGATATCATCAATTACATCACAATAGTTTTGTTTTTGTTGCAGAAGATAATCATCACTATATGCCTCTAACACCTTTGAAATAAAAATATTAGATTGAGCTTCTGCATCTATATGAGGAAATAAACCATTAGGCACAGAAGCATAATTAGTTTTATAACATGCCAAGTCAATTGCAGTTTCTTCAAGAGCACCAAATCTAGATGTAATGATAGGTGTTTTATATAAAAGAGATTCTAATGAGGATATACCGAATGTCTCGGGAAAGTCTGTTGGATATATCATATAAGTAGCATTTGCTAATATATCGGCTATTTGTTTTTGGGGTATTACGTTAGTAAATGTTACATTAAGATCTTCTGATATTGATTCTTCAAAAGCATGTAAGTCTTTTTCTTGGGCGTCTGGTTCGGCCCCTTCTCTAAATCTATAGTATCCACCAATAACTGTTAAATGTGCGTTGGGTATTTGTTCTTTTACCTTTGGCCAAATATCATTAAGAAGTGGTTTAAGACCTTTTGTAACAGAAGCATTGTATACAAAATGGTTTTTATCTTTTTTAGAAAGATCGATTTCATCAATATACTTTACGGCGCCATTACGTGTCTGAAATATTTTATGTTTTAATACTTCGAAATTACGCTTGCGGCCATGTTCACAATTAAGTACATAGGTAGAATGAAAATCCGATAAAGTAAACAACTCATCAATAATGCCTTGATTAATCATATCCTCAATATGTTGATCCCCTTCACAGAAGGTATCATGCATCCATACAACCTTATATGTTGCATTTGCACACATTGTACCGTATTGATTATTTGCAAAGAAAGGATAAACAGATCTTGAAGATATTATAATATCATATACTTCATTAGTATCCGCTTGTGTGTGGTCAATAAATTTTACATTATCGTATACACCAGGAGTAGCCTGACTATCAAGGCAATTATTAAATACAGTTACATCAAATCCTATCTTAGCCAATTCCTTTGACATAAGAATAACAGCAGATTCAGATCCACCTAAACCTCTACTGTTTAATGTATCACCATCATATGTTAGACCTAGTAAGTCTATTATCGCTATTTTTATCATAAAATACTTTCATTAAATATCAGCTGTATTAGTAGCTGGGAATGCACGACCTGCACCCCAAATCATTCTTATTGCACCATTGGCACCACTGCCAGATTCGTTATATGAGTTATCAGATCCACCGCCGCCACCTCCATAGTCTCCACCTTTATTTACATAGGTAGAAGATCCTTGGAATAGTCCACCGCCACGGCCTCCATCTTCACCTCCAGATCCACCATATCCATTATATCCATTTTGAGAACTGCCAGCACCACCAGCACCACTAGATCCTTCACCCAAAAGACCTACACCCCCACCATTTCCAGCAGCATCTATTGACCCACAGGCTCCGCCACCGCCGCCGCCACCACCAACACCAGCACCCCCGCTCTGATAATAAGTTCTGTTTGGTCCACCGCCAGCACCACCTCTGCCTGAATATCCAGCAGCTCCACCGCCACCACCAGCATATCCATAACCATAACCAGAATTCCCACCTTGATATGATCCATATGATCCTACATAACCAAGGTTAGTCACAGTTTGTAACGATGAAGTAGTCAATAGGCCGCCTGCACCTAGGCTATTTGACGATGGTAAACTACTAGATCTTGTGCCGTTTCTTCCCGGTTGAATATCAAGGTAGTAGGTTGATCCGCCCCAAGTCGCCTGTAACTGAGTAGTGCCACCTGCTGGATATCCACCCATACTTGCGGGATATGTGTTACCTGTGCCCGTTGGGCCTCCCTGGCCAACAGTTAGGTAAAAGTTGCCGTCATCTGGCATCACCACATCATTCATCCATACCAGACCACCACCGGCTCCTCCCCAACCATAACTATTAGTGTTAACACCTGCGCCTCCTCCACTTACCATTACAAAGCAAACTGTAGTTACCCCCGCAGGAAATGCAACAGTGTAAGTACCAGGAATTGTATAATTTGTTTGTCCGCCAGCAACATCAGTATAAATGTCTTGGTCCTGCCAATGAAAATCAATTTGATTTTTTAAATCAAATACCCCACCTACATTCCTACGATTCTGTAAATTAGGTGTTATAGATACAACTCGATCAGCCGGAGTGTCTTGAATACCAACAGATGAATAGAAACGATTGATATTATTAATACTTCCAAATGATGTCATTTTATTCTCCTACACATAAGCGGCTTTCATTCCATCAAGCAGGCTTTGTGCGTCTGTAGCATTAAGTGGGTGATTAATTATACCTGCACAGTGAATGTAGGCTGGATCAGCACCATTAGACCAATACTGAGAATCACAAAAAAATGGTCTTGCGGAATTAGTGCTCGTAGCATATATTCCATAATCCGTTGAACCATTCCAGGACATGGTGGAATCCGTAGATGTGCTGACAGCAGCCCCACTAGTGTGATTTCCCTGCCAATAGTCAATTTTAGATGCGCCACCAGTAGTAAATCTTATAACAGCAAGCATAGTGTTGTTGGTACTGTTGTATCCGGTAGTTCCAAAGTATGAATAACCTGCGTATTGATTGTTAGATCCAGCTCTTCTAGTTTGATACGGCCCAGTGTTGGTGTTATAAAAAATTAATGGACCTGCATATTCATAGTTTCCAGGATTTGTAGTATTATTATGAAAACCCTGTAATGATGAAAACCCATATATGTTATAGGGTCTTCCCCATGTACCAGTAAAGGGTGAATAATTATACATACCAAAAAAGAATGTATATCCACCATTTGCATTGATTGTAGCACCATCAGATGAATTACTATTCAGACAAAAATCTGAATCACCATCAACCTCAAAGGCATATCCAAATCCACCAGACCCCTTATTATATGATACAGTAGTAATTGCTTTATCGGAATACCAAGTCTCCTCGGACAATCCTGAAACATATGGACTTGGATAAGTTGCAGTACTAGCGGCGTTGTGGGTTGGATTACTGGCTCCTGCCCATATTTCCCATTGCAAATATTGAGCAGCAGTATTGCCACCTGGGTGCGCCGCGGGTACTCCAGTAGCACCTTGATTCCAACCATTAAATGGATTATTTGATGATACCGTATGATTAGCATTGGCAAAGGCGTTTATTGCCCGCCAATCATATACACCATAATCTCCATCTGAAAAATGTGCTACAGATTCTGCATGAGTGTTTGATGAAGTTGGCGTTTGTATATTTCTATATATATTTCCGCCTCTAAAAGTTAAATCTGACATTTATACTCCTACTTACAAATACCATGCACCGGTTATACTTGCACTTGTTGTTGGTTGCATTTCTATATAACTTATACTTAATGATATTCTTCCAGTATCTGGGCCGTTATAATTTCCCCTAATTGCAGCACCATAACCCATATATATAGGATTATCTTTGCTGACTACACTTCTAGCATATCCCATTTCCGCAGGGGTGCCGGTACCTCCTTGAGAAAATCCATCTAGTCCTTTTGCACCTTCTAAAGCAAAATATTCCATAGCAAATCTATATATAGGATACCATACGCTATTATATCGAATTTCTATATTAAAAAAACCTAAAGGCTTACCTTGATTAACCCCGCCATAATAATTTGCTCTACTAACATACATTGATTGAATAATATAAAAGGAATCTTGCAAACCGGTACTGGTGCTTAGTAAAGTAGTAGATGTGCCACCTTGATATTCAAACATTCTAGATTTTGCATAAACATTTAACGCCATTTTCTTTCCTTAAACATTATTGCTTGACCTTATAAAAATTAACATGTATATTAAAATTAACCGGATTTGAAGATGAACTAAATCTTAATCCACGACTAGTCGAATTATATAAAATATATACAGGATTTTGTTCTGTTATTGGATGTTTAGTTTCATAATTATTTATTACCATATTTTTCACAAGATAACATTCGTTACCGTTGGCATTATCTCTAAAGTAGATATCAAAGGTATTCTGATTTACTGAATTATTTAATACAGTTACGCCTGTAATAACATAATCCCATGCGACACTGGTATTATTAAATATTAAATCAACATAACCAGGAGAAGTTAAAGTTCTCATTATAGGAAAGCCTATCTGCATTTCTGCTACTTGATTTAAAATTGCCATTTTATCACCCGTTTACCCAAAACATCATAGCTGTCCACCAAACACAAATTGTTGGTGTAAAGCTTGCTGAATAATTATCTTGTCTTCTTACTAATATCGCAACTGTAGATCCTCCCAAACCTACACTACCAGTGGTAGATTGATTAAGAAATGCCGGTTGTATCCATACTGGTTTTTCTGGAGTAATAAGGGAGTGCATAACCGGCTTACTACCATTTATGGTTGTATTCATTCTCCATACATAGTTGTCATAAGTGTATGACGATGAAGAGGTAGGAACTGACATAGACAAATCTACTGACATATAATAACCATTTGTACCAGTTCCTGCATATGAGCCTCCACTAGTATGCCAGTCTGATGGTGTCCCATATGGACCAATAGAAAGATTTTTTATACAAAGACCTGAATATTGAAAATCTTTCCTATTACTAGAACCATATAAGTACCCACTTTGTGAGGCGCCTCTTAGAACAATGATACTTTCCTGACTCGAGTTACTAGTTGGCGAAATATTACAACCAGATATATGATGAGTTGTATGTACGTCTTGTAAATCAATTACTTGTTTAAGTGTCGCCATTTTTTAATCCCACGCCTGCCAAAAAAAAGTAGTATCAAAGGTACCATTACCATCATGATAAATACATAACTCTTGTGGTACCCAACCCCAGTCTTGGAAAGCGTTTATATTATTATATCCTGGATACGCTTTTGTATTGTTATTACTTTCATTAAATAAAATAATAGGACTATCCTTTGTCGCTAATGTATAAGTCATACCTACCGGAAGTATAAGATCCCATACTATTGGTATTTCTCTTCTATTGGTACTTGTATCCGATGCTAAGAAAACACTTATTTTACTTGATGAATCAGTTGATGTATTGCATATAAAACAGCTGTTTACAACACGCATCTGATTAGGTGAATTTGCTCTAAAAGTAATGACTGGAGATGACGCTGATGACGCGTTGGAAGTTCCAATCCAATAAGTCCAATTCAGTGTACAGTTTTCACCACGCATATGTCCTAATGTACTCATGTCTTATACTGCTCCTCAAACCAGTAAAGATTTACAGCAAAAGGCCCAGTAGTATATCCTCTTATTGTATAGCTATTGGTAATTGTACCGTCTTGAGTAATACCAACTTGCCATCTATTGTCTTGGGTAACCAAATGTAATGGATTATGTGGCCATACTTTTAAATTATAAAATCTCCAAGCATTATATGTTGGATCACTAGAAGCAACATTATTTCTTTTAACCCCTAAAAAAATTCGATTATAACTATTAGTAGTTGTTGCCATAGAATAATTTGTAGTCAATGCTGAAGCCCACATGTTAAAAATTATGCAATCACCATCAGTTGAAGTGTAATTATGTAAATCAGCTACTGCAGTAGGCATCGCCTGTTGCCATTGCCTTATTCTATGAGTTCCTGTCGCCATAGCGTCTAATAAATTAATAGCCATTATATATCCTTAATTAGTTCTCCAAAAATCTACATGTGCATGTATTTTGTTAGCGGTTGTATGATCCCAAGACAATCCATAAAAATCCCCACCATATAGTCCGGGCCACATATAAAGTGGAGAGGACCTAGTAAAAACATTATAGGCGGTACCATGAGGTATCCAAAATTTATTTAAAAAATATTGATGCTGTTCAGATTGGTTAAACGTTTTATCCCTTGTATATATTGATATGGGGTGATCCAAACCATCTGGATCAGTATTTGTTAGGGTTAAGGTTATTGCAAAAAAACTTAAACTATGACCAGATGACCAACTCATTGATAGGAACGAGCCAGAAGTTCCTAATAACATCCCGCCATGTTTAAAGTCAGTATATATTGATGTGGTCAGTCTAAGATTTGCCGATGCTGCCATTTCATATTACCCAAATATAATCGCATATGCAATTGCTTTTTCTACAGAAGTTGAACCTGTTGGGCCTGCCGGTCCCGCTGGTCCCGCTGGTCCTGCCGGTCCCGCTGGACCCGCTGGTCCATTAGATCCATTAGTTCCATCAGATCCTGCCGGTCCCGCTGGTCCTGCCGGTCCTGCCGGTCCTGCCGGGCCCCCTGGGCCTGTATTACCTCTAGATCCCGTATAACCTCTAGGACCTTGGCCGCCACCTGGACCTGTTGGACCGCCTGGACCAGTATCACCTTTAGATCCAGTATAACCTCTAGGACCTTGACCACCCCCAGGACCCGCTGGGCCACCAGGACCTGTAAGACCACGGGATCCTGTATATCCGATGGGCCCCTGACTACCTGTATTACCTTTTGATCCAGTATAACCTCTAGGGCCCTGACTACCACCTGGACCCTGATTACCTTGATCACCTTTAGAACCAGTATAACCTCTAGGACCTTGTGGGCCTTGAGCACCCTGAGGTCCCTGAATCCCTTGAGAACCCGTATAACCTATAGGACCTTGTGCGCCTCCAGGACCTCCGGCTCCCGTATCACCCTTAGATCCAGTATAACCTCTTACCCCTTGAGAACCAGTATATCCAGCAAACTGCCCGGCGTCTACCCATGATGAACCGTCCCAAACATATAGATTACCATTAGCTGTAACAATGTAAGCATCACCAGCTGTATTACCAGAACCGGGTAGGTTACCAGTTGTAGCAACAGATCCTTGGATTGCAATTGATGTACCATCTGAACCTCTTGAGCCCGTGTAGCCAATAACACCTTGAGATCCTGTATAACCAGTAACACCACGGGATCCTGTATATCCGATAGGACCCTGGATACCTTGTATACCTTGAGAACCAGTATATCCGATAGGTCCCTGAATACCTTGATCGCCTTTAGAACCAGTATAACCAATGGCACCTCGAGAACCTGTATAACCAATAATACCTTGAGATCCTGTAAACCCTTGATCCCCCTGTGGGCCCTGAATACCCTGAATACCTTGTGATCCGGTATATCCTTTAGCACCATTTGTAGTAAACCATGCTGTTGCAATTACTGCACCTGAACCAGTAGAAGATGTTTCACAACGTATGGAAATTTCATCATCGGCATTTACAGATACATTAAGATTTGATACTCGTACATCATTATCACCAAATGCAACGGTGGCAGTAGCAATGGCGGCACCACCCCTTCTTATTGATATTTGCATGCTGGTTGTTACTGCGTTTTGTGTAGTAACTGTAATAGCATCAAGTACCATATCTTCTGGTACTTTTACACCAAAGATATTTGCAGTAGCACCGTTACCAAATGAGAATTGATCTCCAGAAGCAGGAGTTGTTGACCTTTCGCCGACAAGACCAAATAAGCCTCCACCTGAACCACTTACACCTGCAACCCCTTGGTTACCCTGAGAACCTGTAAATCCAATTACACCTTGATCACCTATAGATCCTGTAAATCCAAGATCGCCTCTTGATCCAGTAAAACCTATTGATCCAGTAAAACCTTGATCTCCCCGAGAACCTACAAATCCGCTATTACCTCTGTGGATATAGGTGAGAATCATATCCTCACCCGTAACCGGTGTTGCGGAACCACCCAAATAGGTAGTATCAAATATCATTACACTATTAGAAAAAGTACTACTGCCCGTAACTCTGTAGAGTAAAAAGTCTGAAGAGTTAGCATCAGCAGATCTTATCATTAGATAACCACGGTCAGAAGTTCCTCCATAATCATCAAATGTATTTAAGTAGTTTATGTTGTCAATATTATCAGAACTAGTTCTATGAATACCAACTTGAGTGGCAGAAATTAAAGTAGCATTATTCCAACCTATACGTCCACTAGATAAAGTATTAAGGGTTGTAGTACTAATATCAGCTTCATACTTTAAACCCTGAGCAGCGGATGAACCAGTATAACCTATTGATCCGGTGTAACCTATAGAACCTGTAAAACCAGTTGATCCTACAAATCCTAGGTTACCTCGGGACCCTGTAAATCCAGCACCTTTCGAACCCGTAAAGCCTTGAGATCCTGTATATCCAAAAAACTGATTTGCAACCCACGATGTAGTATCAGAGTCATAAAGATAGGTTATACCATTTGCGGAATAAGAATCATTATGATTTGGATTGATTGGAAAATTTAACGCCGCCATTTATTAACTCCCCGCGGATTTCGCTAAGAACCCTTTTTCAGGGTCGAATTCAACAAAAACACCATGCACTGCTCTATCCCATGTTGCTTCTGAATATCCTGTTACTAAGAATGTAGAACCATTATTGTCAACACTATAAGAGAAATCAGATGATCCTGATCCTACTTGATATTTAGACCATCCTTTATAGTTGCCATTACCATCACTGTCAAAATCAAAAATACCTAGTCCCATATCTTTTAGACCATAAGTATTAGCATCATCTGCAAATGCACCCGCTGTATTACAAACAACTCCAATTCTACCATCAGGTAACCTAGAACTTGGTTTGCCATTTTGTTCAATTTCTTCTGATGTTTCCGAGCCTGTATTAAACCCTTGACTCCAGGTATCGGATGAATAATCAAATGTAATAATACCAATATCTTCCGAACCAAATACAGCAGATCCATTTACTGAACCAAATGATGTGTATACCAATGCTAATGTGTTTGGAATCGTATCATTAATATCATGTAGGTTCATAACTTTATCATTAAATCCAGATCCATTTACGTAATAATCCGAACTCCATGTTCTTGGATTAAAGATACCTAGGAAAAGATCATATCCACCAATAAGTTGATTTGCACCTGCCAGAGTACCTGTTGTTCTACCTGCAAATGCAATGTTACCAGCTTTTGGTGAAATACCAGGAGATGTCTGAATGTAGAATGGGTGATTACTATTAGTAGTTGAAACTGATATATTTAAAGTATCACCAGTATCAATAGTAATTGTAGGGTTTAGTGCACTACTATGTGTAGTTGATCTATCTGTACCAGAAATAGACCAATAAAGAGCATCTGTAAATACTGCACCCGCATTAAGATTAAATGTAGAATTAGACCCTTGAACATCAGTTACCGTAATCTGACCAACCATATTACTATGATTACCACATTGATAATAATATGTACCAGCTGTAGTAGGAGTCCATGACACCGTACCATTTACAGTACCATTATTTGTTGCGGTTGGACTCATTACGAGGTTTGATGGAGTAGAACCTCTTAATTCTTCAATAGCATATATTTCTTCATCTTCAAAGGATCCGTTTTGCCAGAATCTCCACTCATCAGTTTCAATATTAAACTGACCCAACCAATAATCATAAACCCCTGATAGACCAGTGTTAGTAAATGCCATGTTTCCGGATACCTGGCCACCAGTATAATAGTATTCACCATCCGAGGACTTTAATACATCATATGCAAATATGTTGCCGTCATCCGCTGTAGCATCTCCAACAGTAGAAAGTTGAAAGATTTTAAATATATCATTTGCTTGGTGTATGTTTAGGCCATTATTTTTATCTTCAGCATATTGATCAGAGTTGAGGAAAGTTTGTAGATCAGCTAGGTCAATATAAGCCAAGAAACCTGTAAACAACCCATTTGCGCCGTATGAACCATTATACTCAGTAGAATAATAAGTTTGATCAAGTAAAGAAGTCGCTATGTTATTTACATCAAGAGTTGTGTCAAATGGAGTAAAAGATGTAATTTCTGTACTATTATTATTAAGAATTGTTTCATCTATAGATGAAAGATTATTTGAATCATAATAATAAGCATTGGAAGTAGAATACGAAGTATGATATACACCGGTGCCAAAACCATCTTTCATTTGTCTCATAAGTATAGCATCTCTGCCATAAGAGTGTGATGTTGAACTACCACAGAAAACAAAATTTAGACCTTTCTCATCCCAGACCATATCCTTATTGATAAAGTCTTCACCCATATGACCTAATGAATTAGAGAAATAAAGAGATCCATCTGAATCATTAATACCAAGTATTGCAGTACCAGTTCTTCGTTGCATACCAAAACTCTGCTCACCGCCAGAATCTAAATTAAGACCAGATGTTAAAGCAATGGTTCTATGGTTTCCTGGATTTGGATGTTCATCGGCATCATTATACCACCACTCTCTTATACTAGAATCTTCTGAAAGTAGTGTATTTATTTCTTCAAGATATGCCCCTGAAGTAGGTGAGTAGTATTGTTTTTCCCACCTGGTATCAGAAAGCCAAGTACCTGCACTATCTCTTAAATCATAACTACCAGCTATAGCAAAAGATCTATGTTGATATGATGTATATGGCACAGTTGTACCAGCATTATCCACAAGTGAAGTGTCTTCACGTTTACCTGCAACCATTACCTTATAGCGGCTATTGTCACTATCATATCTATTAAGTACAATATCGTTATATTCAGATTCAATAACATTGTTACCTTGGTTGTCCG